ATGGATCATGCATTAACAAGAGAGGAAAGTCAGAGGCTTATGGAGCTTCTGAATTTACCTATGGAGCAATTTGGAAATTTTCATTTAATGAAAAGAGCATTTTTATCCAGCATTAAAAAATACCACCCTGACAAAGGTGGTGATGAATCTATGGCTAAGGAATTGATTAGCCTTTATAAAAAAGCTGAATGCCATGTATCTAGCCTTGAGACAGAAGATGATACTTCTTTTACCACTGACGAGGTACAAAAAGCTGATATGTTTTTATATTTGAGAGACTGGGTTGAGTGTAATATGGGCTTTCCTTGTAAATGCTTGTTTTGCATGCTGAGAAAACGTCACAATGAGAGAAAGAAGAACCTTCTACATAATGTGTGGGGCACCTGTTACTGCTTTAAATGCTATATATTGTGGTTTGGCCTGGAGCACTCTTGGATTATATTTCTTTCATGGAAAGGAATAATTGCTAATACTCCATATAGATGTCTTGATCTTTAAGGTAAGCTGTTTTATTTGTTTTTAGGTGCCTCCCTATGGGACCCCAGAATGGGAAGCTTGGTGGAATAATTTTAATGACCTGTTTTGCCGTGAACAATTTGACAGATCAGAAAGTGAAGAAGAAGAAGAAGAAGAAGAAGAACCTCCACCATCTTGTTCTTCTCAAAAATCTTCTCAAAAAAGAGATAGAGAAGAAGAAGAGCCTGAAAGTTCTCAATCAACTCCTCCAAAAAAGAAAAAGCCTAATAATCCCACTGAAATGCCTGAAGATTTATTACCTTTCTTAAGTCAAGCTATTCTCAGCAATAAAACAGTATCAGGCTTTTGCATCTTCACAACCTTAGAGAAGAGTCTTCTTCTGTATCACAAGCTAACAGATAAGTATAAACCCACCTTTATAAGTAGGCATAAAGATAATAGAAATAATAATCATGGATATGTTTATTTGATTACTCCTACCAGGCATAGGGTTTCTGCTATTAATAATTATTGTGTTCAATTATGCACAGTGAGCTTTGTCATCTGTAAAGGTATAATCAAGGATTATTCTCTTTTTGTTCATTTATCTGTAGAACCTTATGTGTTACTTAATGAAAGTATTCCTGGAGGGCTTACTAGAGAGTTTTTTGATTCACCAGAAGAAGCTCAAAAAAATGTTAGCTGGAAAATGATTAGTGAGTTTGCTCTACAAATTAATTGTGATGATGTTTTCTTATTAATGGGATTGTATAAGGAGTTTGCATTAGAGACAGAAACTTGTTCTAAATGTAAAGACAAAATTAATCCAGATCATTTCCAATTTCACAAAGAACATCAAGATAATGCTAAGCTGTTTGATGATTGTAGAAATCAAAAAACTATTTGTCAGCAGGCTGTTGATAATGTGATTGCCGCTAGGCGGGTAGAGACCACCCAACTGTCAAGAAAGCAATTGTTAACTAAGAGATTTGAATTTCTGTTTAAAAAAATGGAGAATTTATTTGCTGCAAGGTCATCTGTTAATATTAAGCTGTACATGGCGGGAGCGGCCTGGTTTGATTCTCTGTTACCTGGGATTGACCTGAAAGAATTTATACTAGAATTCTTAGAAAGTATGGTAGATAATATTCCTAAAAAGAGATTTTGGTTATTCACTGGCCCAGTAAATACTGGAAAGACTACTTTGGCAGCATGCTTACTAGATCTGTGTGGGGGAAAGTCCCTTAACATTAACATGCCCTTTGAAAAATTAAACTTTGAGCTTGGAGTAGCTATAGACCAGTTTATGATTGTTTTTGAGGATGTAAAAGGGCAATCAGAGCACAAACACCTTCCCACAGGACAAGGCATAAGTAACCTTGATAATTTGAGAGATTTCCTAGATGGAGCAGTAAAAGTTAACCTTGAAAAGAAGCACTTAAATAAAAGGTCAATGATTTTTCCCCCGGGGATTATAACTGCCAATGAATATACTTTTCCACTTACTCTAAGAGCTAGGCTTAATAAAACAATTAGATTTGTGTTCCAAAAGAATATGTTTGCCAGCTTGAAAAAAACCCCTGGTCTTTTGAAATACCGCGTGCTGCAAAGTGGCGTGTGCCTGCTGTTGTTTTTGGTATTCACATGTGATATTGAGGACTTTGCACCTGATCTGAGGGAGAAAGTCAAGCTGTGGAAATCCAGAATAGAAGAAGAGGTCACAGAGCTCACATTTTTGGACTTCAGAACCAACTGCTCAAAAGGGGACTGTATCCTGAAGGGACATTGCAGCCAATCACAGAACACTCAAGAAACTGCTGACATGGAGACTCAAGATTTTTGTTCTTAAGCACTTTATTTACTGCACTTTATGATTCAATAAACAGCATTAAATCAGCACATGGTTGTACATTAATTTGATGGGATTTTGGTAATTTGTGTCCCCAGTTGATCCCTATATCTGACCATATCTGGATCTCCAGGAAGTTCCTCTGTACCCTCATAAATTCTGACTTCCTCAACTTGGGCCTTATCACCCTTCATAGGTTGACCTTTGACATCTGGGTTTAGTTTAGTGAACAAAGTGTTCAGCAGCATGGAAACTGGGTAGGGGTTTTTGACAATCCTCTTTCTCAGCTGAACATTAAAGTACCTGGGGAGACCCCTGTACTTCATCTTGCTGTTTTGCTGGTGAAACAGCCCACAAATATCAGCACATGTGAGGAACAAATTATCCCCTTTACACAGAGGGCCCACTCCATTTTCATTAAGCAAAATAGTAGTGGTGGTGTTTGTGAATTGCAGCACTGGAGGGGTTGAGAGACCCCCTGTAAAGCTGCCAAAGTACCTGGAGTTTTCATTTTTAGAGGGGTCTGGGCACCATGATTCAATGGGAAAAGCATTATCAGTTGTTAGGGGAGTTTTCAGCTTTGGGTCCAATACTTGGGCCTGCTTTCCTGGGTTTTGCATGACAATCATATTTTCTTTATATTGAGTTCTATAATTTGTCACACAAAACTGCATGTCTAGGGGTTCTCCCCCCACAGCAAACATGTGAAAAGCCATTCCCTGGACAGGGGTCCCTGCTGCATCAGAAGCAGGCCGCAGCATAGCTGAGTGGGCATTTACAAGAGAAGAAACTCCCACAACTTCAGTTTTAACACTGACAGCTTCCCACATCAGGATTTCTTGGCAGGTTATGTCTTCATTTAGCATTGGCAAGGATATTTTGGCTACACTGTAAAAAGGCACCTCATGCTCTCTGGGGGCATCAGCATTAAAATCAGCTGCCACAGTAATATTATCACTGTACCCAACCCAATCACTGTCAATGGGTTCTCCCATTCTGGGATTAAGAAAAGCTTCAATTTCTGTGACGCTGTCAGGTCCAGTTCTGACACTGAGAACTTCAATGCCTCCGCTTACTATAAGTTTTGGAACTTCTGTGCGGGGTCGTTTTAGTGGAGGGACGCTGCTTCTTTTTTTTGGGGCCATCTTCCTCTTCTTCTAGTTCTTCTAGGGTAGTTTCCCAACTAGGAGAGATATCACCATAAAGGCCTAGAATAAGAGGAAGCAGCCAGTCAGGAGTTTGTCTTTGATTAGCCCCTCCAGGGGGATCCACTTTTGTCACATAGTGAGCAGATTCAACATTACTCAAGATTTTGTCATAAAGTTGAAAAGGTTGATTTGCTGTTCTTCTACTGACTTCTCTAAGCTGAGGAGGATTTAGAGGGGGCAACTCTGCGTAGTACTGCTGCAATCTGCCATACAGTTCAGTGGGCACAGCCCTGACTGCCCATCTGGCATTTTCAAAATACAGGGCAAGGGTCTCTGAGATAGAGGTGGCTGTCCTTTGAGCCAATTCTCTGAATTCACCTTCCAACATTTGTTGACCTTGCCTTTGAGCATTTTGCCAAAAATATCTGCCCAAGGCCCTAAACAGGCCTCCTGCCCAGTGCATTGGGTCAATATAATTTAGAAATCTAACAAATGGCATCACACCTGGAAAATTCAAGTCATCCAGATCAGGCTGCCAGACTTGAAGAGCCATATTGACGTTTAGATTTGTGATAGGTACAGAATAATCGTAAGTATAGGGTGATACAGCAGTGGAGATAGCAGCTGCTACCACAGAGGTGCCGTTGAAAACAAGATCAGCTCCCACTATACCACTCAAAGCATTAGGCAGTGAGGCCAAAGCAGCTATAGCGTTATAATTTTCAGCAGAAAACCCTAGAGTTGCTGCGGCCTCAACAGCAGAGAGGCCTTCCAAAGCAGAGATAGCTTCTACTTGTCCTGCGATTAGTTCAGCTGACGCGAGAGCTTCTCCTGAAAGAAGAGCGTCAACTGAAAGTCCAGAGACAGCTGAAACTTCAGCAACTTCTGCTATAACAGCCAATAAAGCTCCCATAACCTATAAAGAAATTAAAATCAGTACCTTAATGTATTTTTTTTTGAATTTCTTCAGTGAGGAACACGAGAACCTCTGCCTCTGCCAAGAGATGACGAAAGTACTGGCACATGCCGCAGGAACACAAAAAACCGGCAGAGGAAGCACCGCCTGTTTCTGGGCGGTCAGCCAAGCTGCTGACCAAACCACAGGAATGTGTTTGATGTTTTTGTTCCGGGCTTACTGCCAGTTCTGGGCATGCGGCCAGTGAATCAACAAAATCTCCCGGTTTATTTGCACCGAAGCATGAAAACAATGTGGGACCACTAGATACCACTGCCCTCATTCCTGATTTAATTTCTGATATTTTAATAAAAAGTTTATTTTTAAAACAACTTAGAGAAAAAAACAGGTTGCTTAGGTCTTCCACAGGACAATTATTATTTTTTATCAGGCCATCAAGTTCAGTCAATAATTGTTTTAGCTCTTGGAAGTGTCCCAAGGTTGCATAACCAAATGAGTATGCCCTGAAAAACAGGTTGACAATTTGCCAAAGAAACCGGCTCATGTTTTTTTTCTCAGTATAAAGAGGCTGGAGGCTACTTGCCCCTACCTTCTCCGCTGTAGAAGGGAGAGAGGCTTTTTGGAGGCTTCACGGCCTGTTATTTTCAGTGGCAGCTTCCACCTGAAAAACACAAAAA